GTAACTTGCTAGTCGCGGACATACGCGTATCCACCTGGTATACGCAGACAGCATAAGGAGAACCAATAATGCCAACAACAGTCATTACGGGTCGCGACCTCGTTCTAACCATCGCAACAGTTAATTACGATGCTCAGACAACTAGCGTGACACTCGTAAACTCACCAACCATCGATGTTTTTCAGACCCTCGATGGCAAAGCGTACAAACACGTAGACGACCAGTGGACTCTTAACATCGAGTTACTTGCCGACTGGGGTGCAACATCATCACTATTCGAAGCAATGTGGGGCGCAGCTGATGCGAATCCAAACACCACACTTGCAGTTTCACTAACAGCAGTTACAGGCGCAGTATTTACTTGCAACGTTTTGCCAGTATTTCCAACAGTCGGTGGCGGTGCTCCAGGAGCACAAACTGATACTTGGGCGCTAACAGTAGTTGGAACACCAGCAGACACATTCAGTTAAAATCTAACAAACGGGAGCAATAGATGAAACTACCAATAACAATTACATACAACTCTGGAGACGAAGCAACTTATACGGCTCAGCCTCCTGAATGGGCAAAATGGGAGAAGGCAACAGGCAACACGATTTCTCAGGCTAATGACAAGATTGGCATTTGGGATCTCATGTTTCTGGCTTATAACGCTTACAAGCGAGAGAACGCTGGAAAGCCTGTTAAGTCTTACGACATTTGGTCTGAAACCGTTGCTGACGTAACAGTTGGAGACGATAGCCCAAAAGCCACCAACCAGGAAGCATAAGGCGGATCCTCGTTAATCTAGCAATAGAGACGGGGATACCGATGCAATACTGGGAGGATGCAGACGACATTTTAACCGCGATTGAAATCTTAAAGGAGCGAAGTGATGGCAGATGATGTCAAGATCGCTTATGACAAAACAGATTTACGCGGTATTACCAGAGCCTTTAAGGGTATGTCGGATGAAGCCGTTGAAGCTGCTAAGAAGGAAAGTTCTAATCTTGCTGAGTATGCTTCTCAACAGATTAAGATCGCAGCAGCGACTCGTACGGTTTCAGGGACTGCTGCTCGCCGTATTGCTGATGGAGTTAAGGTAAGCAAGACTTCAAAGATTGGTGAGTTTAGTTACGGCTTTGCTCGTCAGAAGTTTAGCGGTGGCGGTTCAACTCTTGACCTACTTTACGGTATGGAGTTTGGATCTAATAGATTTAAGCAGTTCCCAAAGCGTACGCCTAACAAGGGCAGAGGCAATTCGGGTTATTTTATTTACCCAACTTTGCGTCAGATTCAGCCTCAGTTAGTACAGAAGTGGGAAGAAGCATTTAGTCAGATTTTGAAGGAGTGGGATTAATGGCAGGTAATAGAACCCTTAAACTCTCGATTCTTGCTGACGTAGATGATCTTAATAAGAAGTTAAAAGCAGCTAATGGCGATGTTGAAGCATCTGCTACTGGGCTGGAAAAGTTCGGAAAGATGGCAAGTGCGGCATTTGCTGCTGCTGCCGTCGCAGCTGCTGCTTATGCAGTCAAGATCGGCGTTGATGGCGTTAAGGCTGCAATCGCTGATGAACAATCTCAGTTAAGACTTGCTCAATCTTTAGAGAAGGCAACTGGTGCAACTAAAGATCAGATTGCTGCTACTGAGCAATCGATCGATAAGATGGCTCGCGCAACGGGCGTTGCAGATGACCAACTTCGTCCAGCGTTGGCTCGTTTGGCTTTATCTACAAACTCAACTAGCAAGGCTCAGGAATTACTGGCTCTCGCTCTTGACATCTCAACTCAGACAGGCAAGCCACTTGAAGGCGTAGCCAATGCTTTGGGCAAGGCTTACGATGGGAACACAGCAGCACTTGGCAAGTTAGGCGTTGGGTTATCAAGCGCTGAGTTGAAGGCAATGTCCTTTACTGATGTTCAACAAAAATTAACTAATCTCTTTGGTGGGGCTGCATCTGCTAATGCTCAGACATTTCAGGGTCGTATGGATCGTCTCAAAGTTGCGTTTGATGAAGGCGTTGAGACAATCGGTTATAAGTTATTACCTATTATTGAGAAGTTATTAGGGTTTGTTTTAGATAAGGTTATTCCAGGATTTAATAACTTCATTAAACTCTTTGATCCACTTAAGAAAGTAGTTGAGGATAACAAAGAGACTTTTGCTGCTTTTGGCGCATTTATTGTTGATTACATCGTTCCAGTCATTACTCAGAAATTAGGCGCTGCAATTTCATTTGTTGCAACCGTTGCTAATGCTGTCCTGCCAATTATTGGTGGAGTTATTAAGATGATCTCCAGCATGGTCTCAGTTGCCATCGACGGAATCAATGCTCTCATTCGGGCGTATAACGCTATTCCATTGTTGCCTAACATCCCAACCATTTCCAAGCCTTCTATTGCTGCCCCTACGGTTTCAGCGCCGAAGGTAAGCACGCCAAGTTTTAGCAGCCCGACTATTTCAACTCCTAGCGGTGGTGGTGGTGGCGGTGGCGGTGGCGGTTCCACCAGTAGTCAAGTTTTGAGCACTACTACAACTGCAGCTGTTGCAGCTGCTGCATCGGCTGGTTCATTTGATGTTGGTCGTTTCCGTATGGCAGAGAACGCATCTATGGCACCGGTCTATAACATCAATGTAAGCGGAGCCTTAGACAAGGAAGGCGTTGCCCGTCAAATCGTAGAGATTATTAACGAGTCCTCATACCGCGGTGGCGGTGGACCCGGAACGGCTCTCATCGCATGAGTCAATGGACTCCTGAATGGAACCTTACGATCAATGGTGGAGGTTCTTATACTAATCTCACCCTTTCCAACCTTACAATTACTTCTGGTCGCCAAGACATTTACTCTCAGCCTTATGCAGGTTACTGCAATGTTGAGATTCTTAATCTGGATCTTTCGCCTATCGAGATCGATGTCAATGACCAGATCAACATCCAAGTCAAAGATTCCTCTGGTACTTTTGTAAATCTTTTTGGTGGCTATGTAACAGACATCGACGTAGAAGTCACCCAAGCCTCATCTACAGCCATTTCAGAGCGCATTAAGGTAATTGCTTTGGGTGCTTTGTCCAAACTGCCTAAAACCCTTACAGAGGGTGTTTTAAGCAAAGACTTTGATGGCAATCAGATTTACACAATTCTTAGTGAAGCCCTGTTTGACACTTGGAATGAAGTACCAGCTGCTGAAACTTGGTCTGGATACGATCCGACTACAACCTGGGCTAATGCTGAAAACACTGGGCTTGGCGACATTGATCGACCGGGTGACTACGAATTAACGGCTAGGTCATCAAACAGGACTGACATTTACAGCCTTGTATCCTCTTTGGCTACTTCTGGACTCGGATACCTCTTTGAGGATTCACAGGGCAGAATCGGTTATGCAGATAGCACTCATCGCAGCTCTTATCTTGCTACTAATGGTTACGTTGATTTAACTGGTTCTCATGCTTTGGCTCGCGGTATTAGAACCTCAAAGCGCTCAGGCGATGTCCGTAATAACGTGACAATTACCTATAAATCAAACGCTCAGGAATCCGCATTGGACGCAAGTTCGATTGCTGTTTATGGACAACAGGCTTATGAGATTACGACCTCCCTTGAAAATGGATCAGATGCTTTAGATCAGGCTGAGTTCTATTTAGGATTACGCGCTTTTCCAGAGGCTCAGTTTAAGTCAATTACTTTCCCACTTGCTAGCCCAGAGATTGACGATAGTGATCGAGATGCTTTATTAGAGGTCTTTATGGGTTTACCGGTAAACATTATTGATCTACCTTCGAACATTACTAATGGACAATTTCAGGGCTTTGTAGAAGGTTGGACTTTTACCGCTGGTTACAATTCGCTTTATTTAACTTTGACTGTCTCACCCACTGCATACAGCCTCCAGTCCGCACGTTGGAACGGTGTCTCAGCAGCCGAGACATGGAACACATTAAGCCCAACACTAGAATGGATTGACGCTACAATAGTAGCCTGATAAAGGAGAAACATGGCAACAACAACTAACTACTCCTGGGAAACCCCAGACGATACCGACCTCGTTAAGGACGGCGCAGCTGCTATCCGCACGTTGGGCTCCTCTATCGATACAACCACAAAGGCACTTAACCCATCAACGACTCTTGGCGACATCGAGTATCGATCATCAACTGCTAACACAAACACTCGTTTGCCTATTGGCACAACTGGTCAGGTTTTGGCTGTGGTTGGTGGCGTTCCTGCTTGGGCAACAACCGCAGATCAAACACCATTGACAACAAAAGGTGACATTTTTACATTTACAACAGTAGATGCACGTCTTGGCGTTGGTGCAAATGGAACCGTCCTTACAGCAGATTCAGCGGAAGCAACTGGATTAAAGTGGGCAACTCCTGCAGGCGGTTCAACTTACTCAGGCGCTTCAGTTTTCAACTCATCCAATCAATCCCATTCAACTGGCGCAGATTTAACGCCAAGTTTTGATAGCGAAAAGTTTGATGTTGGTGGTTATCACGATAACTCAACAAACAATGCGCGCCTGACTGTTCCAAGTGGCAAGACTGGTTACTTTTTAGTTAGTGCTTTTCTTGGATGGTCAAGCAATTCCAGCAGCATTCGCGTAATTCAATTTATCAAAAATGGTGCTTCACAGGTTTCTCGCCTTAGTGTCGCAGCAGCAAACGGTGATACTACTTACGCTAATTTAACTGATGTTCTTTATTTGACTGCTGGTGATTACATCACTTTGCAGCTTTATCAGGCATCAGGTAGCACATTAACAATTCAATCAGGTACAGCCAACATCGGCTTTTCAATGACTTATTTAGGAGCATAATTATGGCGATTTTTACAAAACCTAAAAATCTTAATGGAACTGAGTTAATTCAGGAATTGGCAGATGCTGGCATTATTGTGCCAAGAGTTTTGGATAATGGAGATGGAACAATCGAATTAGCAACCGATGATGCTAAAGCAACTAAAATTGTTGCCGACCACAACGGGACTCAAAACGCTCCAGAAGCAACCATTGATGAAAAATTGGCTTCTGTTGGTTTATCCATCAATGATCTAAAGGCTGCTTTGGGTCTGTGAAACCACGTTTATCTAAATCAGTTGTCCAATTAAGAGAACAGGCAGACGATGCTTATCCAGATCGAAAGCGTGACTCGGACGGGACAATCGGGGACGCCAAGCACTCAACCCGAAAGAGCGATCATAACCCTGACCCTGATTCAGGGTATGTCCGCGCTATCGATCTCGATGCTGATTTCGACAAACAAGCCTCCACAGCTGCTTACGTTGCCGATCAGATACGAATTGCAGCCAAGTCAGATAAACGAATTGCTTATGTCATCTTTAATCACAAGATTGCAAGCGCTCGAAGCCTCTGGCGCTGGCGCAAATACACCGGAGTTAATCCACACACCAAGCACATCCACATCAGTTTTACAAAGGCTGGCGATACGGATTCGAAGTTTTTTAACATCCCGTTACTAGGAGGAACAGATGAACCAAGACCTAAAGAAGATGCTAGCAAGTTGGGGACGAGCCTTCCTAACAGCTGCTCTTGCACTTGTCGCTGCAGGAGAGACTGACCTAAAGAACATTGCTTACGCTGGGGCTTTAGCAACAATCCCTCCAGTAATGCGTTGGCTAAATCCTAAAGATGAAGCCTATGGTCTACGGTGACCGCTAATGATTGGGCGGGATTGGTTCTCGCTATTGCCTCAACGCTTACTATTGTTGTTGGCGGTTTGCGTTATTTGGTTCGCGGTTGGTTGTGGACTCTTACACCGAATGGTGGATCATCTCTCGCAGACCGATTGGCAAGAATAGAGACACGCCAAGAACAGATGATGGAACTTCTCAAAAAGTAAGGGACACTTATCCACATGGCAAGAAAAGCAACTAAGGCGCTAGAGGATCAAGGTTACTCCAAACTCGATGCTTACTGCATTGGGCTACATGAGTATTACAAATCATTGCGCAAGGCTGGCTTTAATGAGGATGGCGCTCTTTACCTTTTATCGGTCGTAGATTCTTATCCTGGATGGATCTTGCCAGACCCAATCGATCCCGAAAAGTTTGGGGATTACGAGGATGACGAGGATGACGATTAAGCGCATTGTTATAGTCTCAGACTTGCAAGTGCCTTACCATGACAGGGTTGCCACTCGTAACCTTGCCAGTTTCATTTCGAAGTTTAAGCCGGATCAAGTAGTCACCATTGGTGATGAGATAGACCTACCCCAGATAAGTAAATGGGAGGAGGGTCGAATGGGCTCTTATGCCCAAACCCTAGACGATGACCGTAACGAGGCTGTGCAGCTTCTTTGGGACTTAGGCGTTACTGACTGCATACGAAGCAACCACACAGACCGTTTGTATAACGTCATTATGGCTAAGGTTCCTGCTTTTGGCGCTTTGCCTGAGTTGCGTTTTGAGAAGTTTATGCGTTTTGATGAATTAGGTATTACATACCACAAAAACCCGATGCCTATTGCTCCTGGCTGGATTGCAGTCCATGGAGATCACACACCAATCAAGCCACAAGGGGGCTTATCTGCCCTTGAAGCAGCCCGGAGACACGGCAAGAACGTAATCTCAGGACATACTCACAGAGCAGGGCGTTCAGCCTTCTCAGAGGCTTCTGGAGGGCGTATTGGGCGTGTCTTGCATGGTGTTGAGGTTGGTAACTTAATGGACTTTAAGCAAGCTGCATACACCAAAGGGGTAGCCAATTGGCAGCAAGCGTTTGCCATCATGTATGTAAATAAGAACAAGGTTCAGGTAGACATCATTAACATTGAGAAAGATGGAACGTTTATTGTTGCCGGCAAGTCATACGGCAGAGCGAGATAAATCGTTACCGTTTCGTTATCAAAATAAACGTGTAATTGTCTGCCAAATGTGAGACCGTAATCCAGTAAGCAACAATGCTTACAAGAACGGGAGCAAAACAAATGGATCTACAAGTACCAGTAATTGTTTTATTAATGCTAGCCAATGTCCTTTGGTTTATTGTTGGTTGGGGCAAAGGGTTTACGGAAGGCAAGCGCGAAGGCTTGGCGATTGGCAAGAACAGTCAGCGCGTGAGTGTTAATGCGCGCTAATGACATCCTTAACGAAGCCCAAGACCTCATCGCAGACCGCGGTAAAGATTACGGCTTGGCAGCTCTCAATCACCTTCGAATTGCCAAACTCTGGTCAGCCTACCTTGAACGTAACATCGAGCCTCACGAAGTCGCAATCTGCATGGCACTTGTCAAAGTCTCACGCCTACAAGAGTCGCCAAACCACGCAGACAGTTACAAGGACGGCTGCGCATACATTGCGCTCGCTGGACAAATTGCATCAACTGACTGGGCTGACCTTGACAGTTATTAAAGCAGCACCAGGGATCTGGTGCGATTACTGCAAAGTGCGATTTGGCACTAACACATTACTTGGGCAAAAGCCAGCAAGTTACACAGTTATAAGCAATCATCCACGCAGTCAAGGGACACGACGTCATTACTGCAACAGCTGCGCCATCGAGGTTCAGACATGGGCAGACGGTACAGTCTGGTCACTACCGGAACAAACCGAGTATCTAATGAAACAAGAGGAGTTACCAAGTGTTTAATTTGGCAGATTACGAAACGGTTGAAACCCGTTTAGATAAGTTCATTAAGGACTTCCCCGATTTCAGAATAAGCACAGAATTGGAGAGTTTTCAGAATGATCGATTCATTGTTAAAGCATACCTTTATCGAACTTTCGCAGATAGCGTGGCGTTTTCGACAGGATACGCTGAGGAGAAGGTTACTGATCGTGGTGTTAATTCAACTTCAGCGTTGGAGAACTGCGAGACTTCAGCGATCGGTAGAGCACTTGCAAACGGCGGTTATGCAGCTAAAGGCAAGAGACCATCTAGAGAAGAAATGAGTAAGGTTGAACGCCTTAGTGCCAAGGACATTGCTAAGGCTAAGGAAGTCCCAAGTTTTAAGACTAAGGAGGAAGCATTAGCTGCTGATCCTTGGAGTAATGAGCCAATCTACGGCGATCCTAAGCAACCTCAGGCAATTACCGTTGCAGAAGCGATGGACAACATTTCTCACATCCTTGGAGTTATTAACGAAGAAGAGTGCGAGCATGGTGTTATGAAGTGGAAAGAAGGCGAAAAGAACGGTCGAGCCTGGGGTGGATTCTTCTGTCCAGGCGGAAACGTAGCACCAGCGCAGAACTGCCCTACTCGCTGGTACAACCTAGAATCAAACGGCAAATGGGGCAAGCAGAAGGCGAGAGTCTGATGGGCTTTGTAGAAGTAAACATTAATGGTCAATGGATGAACCTTATGCACTTAACTTTAAGATGTCAGTTATGTAATGAGGAGGTTATCTTGGCTCACGTGGCTAAGATTGAAAATGCTGACGCTCCAGTAAATGCGACTTGGACTTGTAAGAAGTGTCATTCAATTAATGGCTAATCATCGAAAACATCGAGGTTATAGAACCCAAAAGGTTATTGCCGATTATCTTAGACAATGGTGGGAGTATGCAGATACTGCTGGGGCTGGTAGACAAGGCGAGGACATACTCAACATCCCTCATGTATCAATCGAGGTCAAGGCTAGGGCTGATTTCCAGCCTTTAGCCTGGATCAAACAATCAGCTGCTAACGCTAACGGCAAACTGCCAATAGTCATCATGCGATGCAATGGTCAAGGCGAGGATGCAGGCGAATACCTGATGTTTGGCAAAGTCAAGGACATAATGCCATTACTAGCCAGTAAAGCACCAAGCCATGAGATTGTCAGATGCCACCAAGATGGAACATACTTATTCAAAGGAATGGAGTGTCCAACGTGCCGATCTATGAGTACAAATGTGTCAAATGCCAGATAAGCATGGAATTAGAGAAATCAATCCACGAGGAGGCAGATCCAAATTGTTGTGGTGAGGCTATGCGCCGCGTTTATAGCAGTTTTGGTATTACCTTTAAGGGAACAGGTTGGGGACATCAATGATTGAAAAGGTTAAGAATGACGAGTGTTACACGCCTAAATGGGTGTTTGATGCTATGGGAATCAGATTTGATTTAGATGTAGCATCATCCAATAGTGAAATGATAACTGTCCCTGCTGACAGACGCTACACGATTGAGGATGATGGTTTAGCTCTTCCTTGGGAGGGTCGAGTTTGGATGAATCCACCATTTTCCAAGATTACGCCATGGATTAACAAATGGTTGCAGCATGGTAACGGAATCTGCCTGGTTCCTCTTAGCTCTAATGGACGATGGGTTAATCAGTTATGGGAATCAAACGCTCATGCTGCCTACCTACCTGCAAACATGGCTTTTATGACTAGATCAGGAGACCTGATTAAGCACCGTTGGCGCTGTTCAATGTGGGCGATTGGAGATGAAAATGTGGAAGCACTCAAAGGCATTGGCAGAACAAGATTTTAGAAACACCGCTCTGACCTGCACTTATACAAATGAGTTTGACACGTCTGGTACGCTATCGTCGCAGAACCCATCAAGGGTTCAGAGCGACCCGCTGAGGCGGGTAGGTCGCTCGGTGCTAGTGGCTATTGGGATAACTCTGTTTACACCGGCTTATGCCGATGCACCTGATGCGGTTAAAAGATTAACAATCAAAGAGTATGCAGCTGTATTAGTAGATGATAAAACCCAAATGAGTTGTTTAAGTAAACTCTATGGAAAAGAATCAGCATGGAATCCAGATGCTGTTAATGGTTCTCATTACGGTATACCTCAAGGCAGATCAGAGTATCTAAGAGATGCACTACCAGAGGAACAAATACGATGGGGATTGAAGTACATCGATAACAGATACGGCTCACCATGTAAAGCATGGGACTTCTTTCAAAAGAATAACTATCACTAATGGCTAAGCAATCAGCACTAAGAGATGATGGTAGTACTGCGCTTTGGCGCAAGATACGCAGTAGAGTACTCACTAGAGATCAGCATACTTGTCAGAGATGTGGCAGACAATTACACGTTTATTTTGATAACGAAACGGTAACGATTTATCTGGGTCTGCCGTAGGACTTGCCGGCAACAATAAAGGTTCCATCTTTCTCAATGTTAATGATGTCTACCTGA